ATGAAAAATATAAAAAAAATGTAGTGGAAAGATTATCTAAAATATGGCCAGGTAGAAAACATAGCCAGAAAACAAAAGAACAAATGAGATTGTCGGCTTTAGGAAAACATGTCGGCGAAAAAAATTCTCAATACGGTTCTATGTGGATAACAAATAAAATTGAAAATGTAAAAATTAAAAAAACCGATGCGATACCAAAAGGTTGGCGCAAAGGTAGAGTTATGGTGAGTAAATTAGGTGGGACCTAAGACTGCCTGCTAAGCAGTTCGTTTGCGTTAAGCGGATTCGGATCGAGACCGATGCTCACCTCCATGCCAGCGAGACTTGGTAGTCAGAGAGGTCTTATACACCTTTTAGCGCCAGATTAGCGTTCTTGATAGGGTTCGATTCCCTACGCTGGTACCAAATTTTATGTTGGTGTGACCCGAATGGCTAGGGAGCAGATTGCAAATCTGTTATATGCAGGTTCAAATCCTGTCACCAACTCCAAACATGTTGTAGAAATACAACAGTGCTGGTTGACAAAAGATGTGGTTGTGTTATACTTCATACATGAATTGAGAAATCAATCAAACGTTCTTTAAAAATTTGTTGTAGTTAATTGCACCTATCGTCTATCGGTTAGGACGCTGCCCTTTCAAGGCGGAAAGAGGAGTTCGATTCTCCTTAGGTGTACCATTTGTTTTGCTGATGTAAGCCATGAGGTAAACGTCAACCTTGAGTAACTATGTATAGAAACGGTAAAATTGCAAATAATTCCGTTGAGCATAGCAAATAGTGCGTCAGCAAAACAAATGGTAGTTTATGGGGGTATAACTTAACGGCGAAAGTACCTGGCTTTTAACCAGATAATCAGAGTTCGATTCTCTGTACCCCTACCATAAAATTTTGGAGATACGGCACAGATGGTGAGGTGCGGCAGACTGTAAATCTGTTCTTTCGGGTGAATTGGTTCGAATCCATTTATCTCCACCAAATCCCGTTACCACTTCCGTTAAAGTGGCGTTTGATTAGCGATAGAGATCCGGTGGCAGAAAACCGTAAGCGTGAGGATGGAAACTACCCTTGCTGACTCTGATAGGCAGAATCTCACTGCACACAGACTCCGAATAAATGAGATGGACAGAGTAACTGCTCAATTAAGGGCTGGCGTGGAACCCAGTAGCTTATCCTAATTTGGTCTCAAAGTGTTCACGGACGCACGTATGCCTGTCACGCATAAAGAAGGGGATCGTTACCCCTTGGGACCGCCAAGTTTATTCCGCAGTAGCTCAGTCGGTAGAGTAGATGACTGTTAATCATTTGGTCGGTGGTTCGAGCCCACCCTGTGGAGCCAATTTTTTCCCGTGTGTAGCTCAGCTAGGTAGAGCTCTTGGTTTGGGACCAAGTGGTCGCATGTTCGAATCGTGTCACACGGACCAATTTCGCCTTTGTTGACGGCGTATAATAGGATAAGTTGTCAACAACAAATTTTGGGCTGGTAGTGATAATGGGAGCACAGGGGCTTTGCAAGCCTTTAGTCGGAGTTCGATCCTCCGCCGGTCCACCAAATTCGGTTCAGTAGCACAGTGGTAGTGCAACTCCTTCATACGGAGTAGGTCGTTGGCTCGTATCCAACCTGAACCACCAGTATGGGTCTTTAACTCAGTGAACAGAGTACTTGGCTACGAACCAAGAAGTCGTAGGTTTGAATCCTACAAGACCCTCCAAGCCGTTCCGCTTTGTTAGCGGATACTGTGACCCGCAGGATAGAAGTGAGGTGACTCTCAAGGGTGGTAGTCTTTTTACCGAAAGGCCGCTGGCAGTGCGATAACGGTCCTGGTCGGGAAGCGGGTGGAAGGTGTGTGTTACAAGGCGTTGAACCAAACGGGGAGCCATAGTAACAACGGTGCGAGTTGTGCCACACTAAATTACCGCCGCAGGACGCAGAGCATTTTTCCCGGATAGTTAAATGGTATAACGGAGGCTTGATAAGCCTTTATCACAAGTTCGATTCTTGTTCTGGGAACCAAATTTTTTCTCGTTGGTGTAATGGTAGCACAAGAAACTCCAAATCTCTTGGCGGGAGTTCGATTCTCTCACGGGAAGCCAATTTTTATAAAGGTGATTGATATGAAAAAGTTCGACATAGAAGAAGTCAAAACATTCCTTGCAAAACAAGGACAAGACACCAAAGTGTATCTTGGTGCTGACTCTGAAAGAATTAGAGTTAACGGTGTATGGTATGCTGATTATGCTTTGGCTGTCGTAGTTCATATTGATGGCCGTCATGGTTGTAAGATATTTGGCTATGTAGATAGAGAAATGGATTATGACCACAAGAAAAGTAAACCTGCTATGCGTCTGATGACAGAAGTATATAAGGTTTCAGAATTGTTTCAAAACTTGGCTGAAGTATTAGAAGATTTTCATGTTGAAGTTCATTTGGACTTAAACAAATCTGATGAATTCGGAAGTTCATGTGTTGTGCAACAAGCAATTGGTTATATCAAAGGTACATGTAACATGACACCAATGGTAAAACCAGATGCACCTGCTGCTAGTTTCTGTGCCGATAGATTGAAAAGAATCTTGGCCGAACAAGAAGCAGTGCATGTCTAACAGACCTCCAAAGTAATTAAGTTTACTTTGGGCAGTGCTTAGTGTAGTGGTCTGCACCTCTCGCTGTGACCGAGATAGTATGAGTTCGATCCTCATAGTGCTGCCCAAAGTAAATTTGCCTTGTTAACTCAGCGGTAGAGTGTCTCCCTTACAAGGAGAAGGTCGGCGGTTCGATCCCGTCACAAGGTACCAACATGCTGCTTTAGCTGATGTGGTCATAGCGCTGGTCTGAAGAATCAGTGAAAGAGGTTCGATTCCTCTAGGCAGCACCAATTATTATACCCAAGTGACGAAATTGGCAAACGTATCTCTCTCAAAAGGAGAATTTTGTGGGTTCGAATCCCATCTTGGGTACCATGCTCTCATAGTATAATGGCATTACACATCCTTGGTAAGGATGAAAACCAAGTTCAATTCTTGGTGGGAGCACCAATATTTTTTATTTCATCCAGTACAAAAAGCTGTTGCCTTGTTTCAAAGGATGGTGTAAAATCATTGCTGTTGGTGAATGATTTTGTTTCTTGATATGATTCCAATTTATTGGCCATATCGTATAAATCTTTAACATAATTTTTTTCCATAGAAGTATTTATTGCCCCGGTGACGGAATTGGTATACGTGTTGGTCTTAGAAACCAAATTTTAGGAGTTCGAGTCTCCTCTGGGGCACCAAATTTCTGGCGTTAGTATAATGGATAATACAGTAGGCTTCTACCCTTCTAATGGGAGTTCGATTCTCTCACGCCGGACCAAATTGCGAGTATGGGGGAATTGGTAGACCCAGCAGACTTAAAATCTGCCGTTTCGGCGTACCGGTTCGACTCCGGTTACTCGTACCAAATAACGCTTGACAAGTGATTGAAAAGCATATATAATACACATTGATGCGGGTATGGTGCTAGTGGTAACACAAGACCTTGCCAAGGTTTAGTTGTGGGTTCGATTCCCACTACCCGCTCCAGATTCGCCCTATTAGTATAATGGTATTACACCTGTTTTGTAATCAGGTTACGGCAGTTCGATTCTGTCATGGGGCACCAAATAAGTATTGACTACAACAGATTTTTAGTGTATAATAGTTTATGTGCGGGATTAGTTTAATGGTAAAACAGCAGATTTCCAATCTTCGGTCATCAGTTCGATTCTGATATCCCGCTCCATTTAATGCGGTTTGTAATAGTACGATACAAGGTACCCCCTTGTGTTAACTGAGCAAAGCAGTAGACCGCTCCATTTATTTTTGAGGACATTATGAATATTACACCACTTGCAGATAAAATTGTTATTAAACGCATTGAAGGTTCCAAACAAACAGATTCTGGAATTATCCTCAAACATTCAGGTGAACCAGATAGAGCTGAAGTTATGGCCATCGGTCCTGATGTTGATGAAGTTTCTGTTGGTGATATTGTTCTTTTGGATTGGAATGCTGCAATGAAATCCGGCGACTACTATGTTGCCAAAATTGATGGCGTAGTTTTCGTATACGGAGAATAAAATGTCTGATGGTGGTAAAGGTTCTAACCCAAGACCATTTAGTGTTTCACAAGAAACATTTGGTGATAACTTTGATGCAATCTTCCGCAAGCCATCACCAAAAGAAATAGATGATGCAATGGCTGAAGATGAAGAATTCGATAGAATCTTAGAAGATAATCTTAAACGCACTAGGCGTGAATTCGATAAAAACGTTATTATGAAACCTGAATTTTTCGAATAAATATTATAGCGGGTTGGTGAAATGGTATCACAGTGGGCTCATAATCCTCAGTTCCGGTTCGACTCCGTGGCCCGCAACCAATTACTCTCTATACATATTAGATAGGAATTCTGCCTCAGGAATTCTAGTTCTTGTATTCTTACTACCAAGAACAACAACAATCCTATTCCCAATATTAGTGTCCAAGAATAATGTTATGCATCCACCAGATGCACTAATGTATCCTGTTTTACTGACAACAATATTTTGGTGAGTGCCAATCAATGGATTGGTATTACGAAAAATAAACCACTTATTTTTAATTTGTATTTTTATTTCAGACTTACGGCTAGCGTATCTGATGTTGCCATAGAAACTTGCTTCTCTTGTAAGTTTAATTAATTGTCTTGCAGTACTAACATTTCGTGCATCTAATCCGGTTGGTTCATACACAACTGTATTTGTCATTTCCAAACTTCTAATTTTTTGGTTCATTGCTTGTACACATTCAACCAATCCACCAGGATAATGTTCACAAAGAGTTAGTGCAGCTCTATTGTCACTGGCTGTTATTGTTAGGTTTATTAATTCCAACCTAGTTAATTTTTGATTGTTTCTTGGTAACTTGTCGGCCAATTTTGTTGTCATTGTTATTTTTTCATCAACATTTTGGTTTGCATCTAAAACAACCATGACAGTCAATAGTTTTGTTATACTAGCAATTGGTCTGACAACATCAATATTTTCACCATCAATAATATTACCCCGCATATCTGATATCAACCAGGATTTTGCGGTGATAGGTTTTGCTGAGACAACTTGTTGATTAAAAAGTATGGTGAAAAATAACAAATAAGTAAAAATTTTGTATAACAATCAAACACCTCATCAAAGTTTTGAATCATGGTGATTCAATTTGTGGTTTACAAGCTCTAGCATTATTAAATGAGGTTGTGTATATGGATTTCTTTTCACCTTTTTGACTGGTGGTAACCAAACATTTGTATTCACAGACTTGTAATCCCTTTTCATTCGTAAAACTCTTTTCCAATTGACAATAATTCTTATCGTTAATTGAAGATGCTTTTGTATATATGATAGCATCCGGCATAAAATTTATATTGATGGTCGGATGAGTAACCATCAACGTTGCACTGGTTGTCAACAATGTAAAAAGTAATTTATTTTTCATCTGTAGTCTTTGGTATACCACCAAACAAAAGTCAATAGTCCTGATCCGACTAATAAAATGAATACGTAAAAGAATAAAATAAATTTACCAAGACCAACATTATCAAATACCCATTCCAAAAATGTGTACTTATTTTTTTTCATCTGGTGTTATTAGTTTTTTGTTTTCTTCTTGATTTTTCTCATCAAGATATTTGATTGCTTGTAAAATTCTTTCGTTTCTTAATTGTTTTTCTCTTTCCAACTCTTGTTGGTATGTTCTTTGTTCCAATTCTGGCCATCTCTTTTTCTTGTCGTAATGTATCCATGTGAACAAAGCACCCATTACGACAAAAATCATTATTATTCCAACAACCAATGAAATTTCTAGTGTAAGATTTTCCATTATTTTTTTTCGTTTTGCGGCCTTGATTGCATCTT